AACTTGGTCAAATGCAGAAACCTTTTTTACAGCGGCGAATTTTTTATCATACAGTGATGCATTGTATGTTCAGCGTGTACACGAAAATGGCGTAAAAGCAACAGGTACAAACTTCGAAGGCGCTTATGAAGGCGCATTAGGAAATGATATCGAAGTTGCATGGTGCGACAACACAGGCTATGCGGGTACTACAGTAAACGAAATATTGAACATTCCAGCATCAAGCACAATCGGTACTATCACTGAAAACGATACAACACCCTCACACGGGCTTACGCTTGGTCAATCAGTAATTGTCGCAGGGCAAGAATTGGTCGTAACTGGTGTTGAAGATAACGCAAACAGTACACATACTGTTGCGACAGTTAACTTTGACAGAAAGTTTGTTGGAACTGCGGCTCATGCCGCCGCTTCCTTCGTCAGACAATGGCAATTTGCTTCATCGTTTGATTCTGCACCCGTAGCAGGAGCAGGTGGTCGTGGATTTCACGTAATAGTTCTTGATAAGGGTGGATTTACTGGTAAAGCAGGTGTACTAGAGAAGTTTGAGAACTTGGGCGATACCGCTACAGACAAAAACTTTGACGGTTCAACTTCATATATCAATCAAGTACTAGAAAATAGCTCTAACTATGTAAGAGTTAAGAGCGCCGCATCATTTGCAGGTACTTCGGCAGTAGAAGCATTTACAACTGGCGCAGACGGTTCGAGTGAAACAGCAATCGGTGCAGGTCCAGTTGGACTAGGTTGGGACAAGTTTAAAGCGGCTGAGAACATTGATGTGTCTCTACTTCTTACTGGTCACCCAGATTTGGTTGTACAGAACTACGTGATTGATAATATCGCAGAAACTAGAAAAGACTGTATGGCGTTTATCACACCAGATGTACCTAACACAGCATCAGCACAAGATATCGTTACAGCAGTATCAACACTATCATCATCGTCTTACGCAGTTGTAGACAGTGGACATAAGTATCAGTACGATAAGTACAACGATGTATATCGTTGGATTCCACTAAACGGTGATGTAGCAGGTCTATGTGCAAGAACAGACGATGCACGTGATCCTTGGTTCTCACCAGCAGGCTATAGTCGTGGTGGAATTAAGAACGTTGTTAAGTTGGCATTAAACCCAACTAAGACAGATCGTGATTTATTGTACAAAAACGGTATCAACCCCGTTATCACACAAGCAGGGCAAGGTACGCTACTATTTGGTGATAAAACATATTTGAACCAACCGAGTGCATTCGACCGAATTAACGTCCGCCGTTTGTTTATCGTTCTTGAAAAAGCAATCTCAACTGCTTCTAAGTCTACTCTATTCGAATTTAACGATGAGTTTACCAGAGCGCAGTTCCGCAATCTAGTTGAGCCTTTCTTACGAGATGTTCAAGGTCGTAGAGGTATCTATGACTTCAGAGTTGTCTGCGATGAGACTAACAACACTTCACAGGTGATTGACAGCAATCAGTTTGTAGGCGATATCTATATCAAGCCTGCACGTGCTATCAACTTCATCCAACTCAACTTTGTTGCAGTTAGAACTGGTGTTGAATTCTCAGAGATCGTTGGTCAGTAACATAAATAAAAGAAAGAGGAGATAACGCACAATGGCTTTCAACATTAATGAAATCAAGAGCCAGCTAACCTTCGGGGGTGCTAAAGCGTCTCTTTTCCAAGTTCAGATTACTAATCCGATCAATGGAATTGCTGACCTTAAGACACCCTTTATGGTACAAGCGGCACAGCTACCCGAATCAACGTTAGGGACGATTGAAATCCCTTACTTCGGGCGCAAAGTAAAACTAGCAGGTGACAGAACATTCGCTGAATGGACTGTGACTATTATGAACGATGAAGATTTTCTAGTTCGCAACGCAATGGAAAACTGGATGGCTTCTATCAATAGTCACCAGGGCAACCAAAGACAGTTGAATACTGCACAAGCATCTGAGTATAAATCTCAGGCGCAGATCATTCAGTATTCTAAGACTGGTGTTCCACTACGTGAATATACATTTAATGGACTATTCCCAACAACTGTAGCGGCAATCACAATGGATTGGTCAACTACAGATGACATTGAAAGATTTGATGTGACATTCCAATATGATTGGTGGGAAGTAAGCGGTGGCGCAACAGGTAACGCTGGCACAAACGCTTAATCCAGAATGACTAAGTAAAGAGAGGGGTATAATGCCTCTCTCTTATTAAAGGATGAAGTATGGAATTATTTGGATTTGAAATAAAACGAAAAAACGAAGAGAACAAGAATTTACGTTCCTTCGCAGAACCGAACAATGACGATGGCGCAGTAAGCGTTACGGCTACTGGCGGCGCTGTAAGTAGTTTTATCGATTTAGAGGGTACTGCTAAGTCCGAAGCTGAGTTAGTGCAGAAATACCGTGGTATGATGCAACAACCAGAAGTTCAAATGGCAGTTGATGATATTGTGAATGAGTCTATTAATATCACATACGACAGCAAGCCTGTTGAGTGTGTAACAGATGACGTAGACTTACCAGATAATATTAAGAAAAGAATTAGAGAAGAGTTTGATAATTGTCTTAGACTATTAGACTTTTCAAATCATGGATATGATATTTTTACAAAATGGTACGTTGATGGTAGATTAAACTTTCACGTGATGATTGATGAGAAGCAACCTAAGAGAGGTATCTTAGAGTTACGATACATTGATCCACGTAAGCTACGTAAGATTAGAGAGTTTGACAAAGAAAGAAGCACTACAAAGAGTGGCAATTCAACTTTCTTTAAACGTATCAAAAACGAGTATTACATTTATAATGAGAAGGGTTTTCACAACACCAATAGTGGAACTATAGGTAGTGGATATGATCTTAATAATACAAACGCCGCAGGGTTACGTATTGCAAGAGACTCTATTGTAAATTGTAACTCAGGTTTACTGAATGAGAACACTACATTAGTACTGTCTCATTTACACAAGGCACACAAGCCTTTGAACCAGTTGCGCATTATGGAAGATGCAGTAGTTATCTATCGTATCTCACGTGCGCCTGAAAGAAGAATTTTTTATATTGATGTAGGTAATCTGCCTAAAATGAAAGCAGAACAATATCTACGTGATATGATGACTAAACACAAGAATCGTTTAGTATATGATGCGACATCGGGGGAGGTCAAGGATGACCGTCGTCATATGTCAATGACTGATGACTTTTGGTTGCCTCGAAGAGAGGGTGGTCGTGGTACAGAGATTTCGACTCTACCAGGTGGACAAAATCTAGGCGAACTAGATGATGTCGAATATTTCCAAAAGCGTTTGTTCAAAGCGTTGAACGTTCCTGTTTCTCGTTTAGAGAGTGATGCAGGCTTCTCATTAGGAAGAGCATCAGAGATTAGTCGTGATGAAGTTAAGTTTAGTAAGTTTATTCGTAGACTACGTGCTAGATTTGCTATCTTGTTTGACAAGATACTTGAGAAGCAACTTATTCTAAAAGGTGTAATTGCACCAGAAGAGTGGGCTGGCATTCAAGCACAAATACGATATGACTTTATGTCTGATAATCATTTTGAAGAGTTGAAGACATCTGAAATTCTACAAAACCGTTTGCAGATTTTGCGTGACATTGATGAGTACAAAGGTGAGTACTATTCTAAAGAGTGGATTCGTAAGAACGTTCTCTATATGTCTGAAGATGAAATTACAAACGTTGATAAGCAGATTGAAGCCGAAGGCGAAGAGCCTGAAGAAGATGAAACAGACAATAACGATTTTGCATAAATAATATTAGAATTAGAAAAGGAGATACTTATGAGTATTAAAGACCTGATTAACCAAGCATATACTAAAGATGCTGGTGCATTCGAAAAAACGTTTGACGCAATTATGGCTGAGAAGATGGGAAGTGCTATTGAAACAAAGTACGATGACATGTTCGGTGCCCAAGAAGTTGCTGTTGAAGAAGAAGTAGAAACAGAAGAAGTCGAAGTTGAAGTTGAAGACTCAATTGACGAAGGCAAAAAAGTCAAAGAAGAAGACGAAGATGCCGACGATGATGAGGACGAAGACGAAGATGATGATGACGAAGAAGACGAAGATTAAACAAAGGTGATCAGATGAAAAGCTTTAAGGAGATGCTCGGAGAAACAGTTGACAAGATTAAGTCACCTGATGAGCAAAACTTTGTAGATAAACATATCGTAGATAAGAAAGATCATCCTGTTGCTAAAGATGATCAGTTTATAGCAAAGACTAAAAAGAAAAAACGTGTTGCAGATCGTGATGACGATGAAGCAGTGTATGAAGAGCGTTCTATTGAATGTGAAGAGTGCGGTGCTACATATAAAAAAGGTGAAGAGCATGAGTGCGACATGGAAGAGCAGAGTGTATCCGAAAGCAATCTGAGCGAAGCAGTTATTGATGATCTACGTAAGATTGTCAAGACTAAACAAAACAAAAGAATTAAACTCGGCGATGGCACTCAACCACGCATTGACATGTTCACAGCAAGCGCATTAGTACAAGTACATGATGCGTTAAACGGCTCT